TCTAATTCCTCCATATTCTCCCACATCTTCTCAGCTAACTTAGCAATAGTATATAATTGTTGCTTTGCCATATATGAACCACGACCTTCATCTTCTTTAATGGTTTTCATTTTGGTAACCAACTTTTCAAGTTGTTTTTCTGTTAATATAATATCCTTCATATTCAGTTTATTTATAAATATCATATAAAACAAAAAACCCCCACTATTGTGAGGGTTAATTTTGGACCGACTGAAATGTCGGCGACTCCACCATCCTATCTTTAAAGAGAACTAGGAAAACTCAGCTGTTGATGATACTCTAAGTCCGTCAACTTCTTTATCATAATACTTGGACATATCGGTGAAAGGTTTATAATGAGCCAACCTACTTTGTTCGTCCATATAATTCTTATCCAACACATAACCATCAGGTTGTCCCCACCCCAAAGCCATCTTAATGAACTCTTCGGTGTCTTGTAATTCACCATATTCGTCCACAACTCTACCTGAACGGATGAACTTAAAAAGTTCTTCCTTATTAGTGTAGAATTTATTATCCTGAAAGTTCCATAGGAATTTCCACCCTGAACTTCTTTTACCAATATGAATCTTCAATCCATCAATGAACACATCCCACGGAGACCATCTCTCAAAACCTCTTTCAATGTCACTAAACTCATTCATTATGTTATCCGGACTCCATATATCCAAATCATTTATTCTTTCAACCAAGTCAAGGTATTTGATTCTAACCTCACTAGCTTTCGGTATTCTGTAGTAATTTGTACTCATTGTTATTGTTTATAAATGTATAATGTGTCTACCGTTTTTCCATCTGTTGTTAATCTTTTCTCCGGTTGAATTATTTTGTTTGATTGAATCTCTGTTGGTTTGTCTGAACATAACATAAGAAACATCATAAAAAATGTTAACATCCCAATCCAAAACCCCACCATAAATACCCCAGCAAGTTTATCTATATTCATAACCCTAATTTATTAATTTCTTCATCACTAACCGATGATGTTTCTTTATTTATATTATCATTAATTTTATCAACCTGTTCGATACTATCTGTTTTAACATCATCTGTCGTTAAACCCGTAATGATTTTGTTAACTTCATTAACGGAAAATATAAATCCAAGAGCAACGACAATCATAATTATTAAAACAATCTTTTTCCACAGCTTATACACTATGTACCCAACAATAATCAGCGAAATTATTAAACTCATAACTTAAATTTACTTAGTTACTAATGCTTCTACTTTACTTCTCATATGGTCAGCCAACGACATTTCAAATGTTGATGTAACAATAACCGAATCCACCAAGTATTTGTATGGAACGTGAATTAAGAAATCACTCCCGTTGAAGAAAGTCAAATCGTTTTTTAATTCAAGACAACCCTGAACCATCTTCAAGAATAATTTGAATTGGATTGCGTCAGCAAATGTCTCACCTAATAGTTTTCCAAACTTCTCGTTCTCAATTCTGATTGTATAATTTGTTGTTGTCATATCTATATGTTTTGTGATTACAAAGATAACACTATTTTTTTAATATAAAAACTTTTTTTACTTTATCTCATCAATTTTTGTTAATTCTAATGTAATCTTATTCAACTTATACACACCGAAAGGAATTTTAACTTCGTAATAGTCAAAATTATATCTACTGTCAAGGTATAGACATTCAACACCTACAATTACTGAAGATGGTCTGTAACAAATCTTCTCGCCGGTAAGTAAATTATAGTAGTAATTACCAACCGAACCCACATTACCACCAACGTGATATGGATAATCAAGACCAGTACGAGATAAACAAATCTTACCTTTGGTATCGATAATTACCGAATCACCAAAACTAAATCCACTATCACTCTTCTTAGGTTCCTTTGTTCTTATATAATGAATTAATCCACAATACCCCTCCTTAAATCCGTGACACAAACCACCTTTCCGGAATATTTCATCAGAAACCTTCACATCATCTTTATATAGATGCGAGTATTTTGACTCAACAATCCTTGGATTTTCAGATTCTTTCTTTAACAACTTAATTGGTCTAAGTTCAAACCCATCATTTAAGGACTGATAAGGATTAACCGGTTTTGGTTTTTTAGTCAACCCACCAAATATACTATAAAGTCCTCCGTTGGAAATCATCTCTGATGCTAACGTCATTACGTCCAACATTTGTTTTGTTTCTTTATCCATACTAATATTATTGTTCCATTGTTGGTTTTAACCACAACAGATTGTTTTTGAAAATGTATCTTTTTAATCTTGGAATGTTATCTAAAATTTCCAAAGTTTTTAATGTATCATATTTGAAACACTTTAACAATTCTTCCCTGATTCTTTCAGTTGAAACCACCCCCATTTTAGATTCGTAATCGTATTCTTGAATGTCGTCCATAATGTAACCCATTCTAAACCCTTTTGTAATAGAGAAACGTACCGCTCTCAAAATTCTTAATGGGTCATCATCAAATGTTTTCTTTGTTTCCAATGGTGTAACTAATCTACCATCCGCCAAATCTCTTAACCCTTCAAAGTAATCAATGATTGTTCCATCCTCATCTTTCGCTAACGCGTTTAATGTGAAGTCACGTCTTTCCAAATCATCATATAAGGTCCCCGGTTTAACGATTGGTGTTCTTGTTCCCGGAATGTAGCCAATCTCCTTACGAGCCATTACAAAGTCAGCAACACCACTATACTTGTGGTTCTTTGGGAACTTAGCTCTGATAGTAAAACAATCTGCTGTGATTAAGAAAATTTCAAACTTCTCATCTTTTAAGTATTGTTCCAACATAGAGAACATAGATTCCGCAGTATCAAAGTCCTGTAACAATTTTTTGTTGGGAACTGCAACGTAATCCACGTCCTTAGATTCAAGACCTAAAATCTCGTCTCTAACTTTTCCCCCGACCTCGTAAAACTTAAACATATTTTCCATTTTTCCTAAATTATTCTACAAAGATATAATAAAAAACCCCAAACAAAAAATTATTTGGGGTTAAATTTTATTTATTATCTCTCATCGGGATTAAAATTGTTTCTAAAGTTGATTTGTAAGCCGCAAAAGCAAATGGGTTATTCCTATTCGGAGTTTCCTTACATTCAATATAAGCATTTTCAAATAATTCAATTGCGTAATCAATCCCGTTATATTCCACAATCAATTTACCTGCGGATGGAACAGTTAAAGGTTGTTTTAAATTGTTCTGTGCACAAATAATATCAACCGCTTGTTTAATTTTGTTGATGTGTGTTTTTTCCATCTTAATACTCTGTAATGTTATACATACCACATATTCTATGTGACCTACCAAACTCATCCTTGAATGTTATACACCCATCTTTCTCCACATACTTTTCAGTGTAGAAACTTGTCTCTTGACGTTTGTTACCCGGAATGGATATTTCATATAGGTGTCCACCTTTTTTTATTTCACCAATCAAATACCCTCTATAACCAACAATACCAATAACAACCGCAAAAACAACTATTACAAACACAAATACCCAATTTCTCATCTTAATCTAATTTATTATTAATAATTGACGCTAAAACTCCACAACAAGCACCAACACCTATAAATACTCCGGTTGGAATCTGATGTATATTACCTCCACATACTATAACACTAACACACACTAAACCAATAACCACACTATAAATCAGTATGGACAAAAACATCCCTCTTAACATTTCTCTCATATTATCTAAATTTTTCCATTCTTTTTTTAATTAACTCAGCTGTATCATAATCTTCATTTTCTAATGATTGTTTCAAATACACCTCACACTCAATTTCATTCATTAAGTCAATTGGTTTACCATCAACTTTTTTACCGGTAGATTTACTACCTTCTCCAACACCACCTGTAAATCCGGGTTCACAACCCATTACTTTCTTAGCATCTTCATAATTTTTTCTCCAAGTTGCTGATTTGTTAAAATTCATTACAGACCAATTAACTTGATATGTCATATTATTACCACAACTAATATAAAGATTATTCAAATCCCACCCTTCAAGGGTTGCAAACTCTTTACTGTTTTGTTCTAAAATTCTATGGTAATCACCTCTAATCAAAGATAATTTATCACCAACTTTCCAATTTTTACATCTAGCCTTTCTGTTTTTGTTTTGGACAGAACTATAAACACCAATTAAAACAACTATTGCCAAAATAATACCTAAAATAATACCTAATACTTCCATAATTTTATAAATTAAATTCCCGACAAAGATAACACTATTTTTGATATAAACAAAAAAAAACCTCAACAAAATTTACTCTGTTGAGGGTTTTAATAATACCAACCGTAGAAAGGGGTTGTTGGCTGAATGAGATTATAAATATATCGTAAAATTAGAAAAGTCAATCTTTTTTTAATATTCTTGTAATTAATCTACATAATTGGTCACTTTTATCATCAAATGGTAGATTTTCAAGGTTAAAATAACCACATTCCGTATGTTCCTCACCATCTCTAGCATTTTCCAAGTCCGGATTTATCTTCTCGTCCGTCTCCATCATAAAGACATACATCAACCCTTTAACCTCAGAACCATCACGATTATATCGTTTAACAAACCCAACTAAATTTAATTTATTATCTAACGTATAATTTGTTTCTTCTTCAAATTCTCTTTGAATACCATCCAAAGGATGTTCATTTTTTTCCAAATTACCACCCGGTATACTCCACTGCCCCGGTAAACTACCCGTAGCGTTTCTTTTACACAACAATACCTCATCACCACATTTGACAATTACACCGGAATATCGTTTTACTTTTTTCATTTTATATTTTTTTGTGTATTTATAAGTATATGGAATTAACTATAAACAAAAATAAATTCAAAGTCAAAACTGTCATCTCATCCAAAGACACTAGTCAAGGTATGATGAATAAAAGATTTGATGATACCTTTAATGGTATGTTATTTATTATGTCCGAAGGTCAACACTGTTTTTGGATGAAAAATTGTATAATACCATTGGACATCATTATGATTGAAGATGATATTATAACAAAAATTCACCACAACTGTCCCCCTTGTAAAACCAAAGATTGTAGAAACTATTGTGGTGAAGGTGATATGATACTTGAACTTCAAGGTGGAACCTGTAAAAAATTAGGTGTTAAATCGGGTGATAAAGTTATTCACTACGATTGATTTATCTTTTCCTGTAATAATTTCACAAACTCATTCTGAATCATTTTAGTAAACTTAATGTAAGGAGCATCTTCCGATTCTCTATTATAACCACCGGTCCCTTTTGGTGGACGATTACTTCTACCCATAAAATTTAACCCCGATATATTTGTAATACATTTGTGTCCCCCACTATTTGCCTGAATAAAATCCCAAGCATTTACCTTAATGTTATCTAACATTTGTCTATGTTCTTCAGGTAACTCAGAGAAAGGTTTTTCCATCATCTCACCGATGTGAATTAATTCCTCTTTACCATCTTCCTTATTTTTATATTCCTTACCATACAACGCAACAAAATCTTTAAAGGTAAATCCTGTTGATTCCGAATTAAAATCTTTTGATGATTCTGAAATCCATTTAATTGTTGAAAGGGTTATCTCTCTTTGTTTTAATTGGTCCTCCCATTTTGATAATACCTCTTGGGCAATCTCACCTAAATTCACACCTTTTAATTGACGTTCTCCTTTGAATGGGTTACAAGACGCTTGAACTAACCCTAACGGCCAAGCAATAACAATAAAGTCAGCCTCAGGATTATTTTTGAATGGTGTGTATCTATCGTAAGAACCTGGCTTAAACATTGAACCCCCACCATATTGAACAATAACATTACCTAATACTTTAACATTAGGGTTAGTTTGCATTGATGTGACATAGTCTTCTTTATTCTTTTCAAGTTGGTCCGGTTTCGCGTATCCTTTCTCAACCATTATTCGTTTAATGGTGTGAAGTATATTTAATAACGATGGAGAACATTCCATAACCAATGTCTCTAAGAACCCTGGTTTGTTTTTAAACGCTAATAATAGTTTGTTAACAACTAACCCCATTAACATTTTATTCTTTTCTAACGATTTCTCTTTATCTAATCTGAATAAGTAAGAGATTACTTGGTCCACTGAAATATCGTTAACCGCATAGTTTGCAGAATCTACAGTAGAAATAAGTAATATGTCTGAGGATGGGAATAATTCTTTTGGAGAAACTACCTGAGAGATTGTCTCAACATTTGAACGGGAACTTCTAAATGATGTTGATTTAGTGTCTTCAGCTCCGGCTTGTCTATCGTGGTGGTCTGTGTGAATCACAAACATTGGTTTTCCGTGAGCAAAATCAACTAAAACAGGCATCACGTCCCCTTTAGCGTCATTCTTCTTTACAGCGAACTCTTTATCACCATATTGGATGATATGAGAATCTATTACATCAATACCATTATTCTTAAGATATTCTTTCATCGCAATAGCCGTAGTTACACCATCTAAATCTTGGTGAAAATATATTTCAGCTTTAGGGTATCTTTTAGCAAGAGCGTTAATGTCTCTTAATCCACTTTCTTTTATAAGTTTTTTCATTAATCTAAACCAAACATATGTAAACCTTTATCAATGAAACTACCTTCATCGGATACACATTGTTTAAAAAGTTGAACGTCTTTATCAGACATTTTATTTTGTGTTTCAGGACCCCAAACACCATCTGCGGTAACACCAATCTTAGATTGATATTTACTTAAAGCTTCCGCTGTTTTACCCGCTAGTAATCCGTCAACTTTTAATGGTTGATTCGCATCATCTTTATAACCTTTTTTGTTAAGGAAACATTGTATCCCTTTTTTAAGTTCAAAACCATCATTTTGTTCATTAACTAAACCATATCTTGAACGGATATCTCTTTTTTCATCTTCCGAAATTATAAATCTTTTTGCCATAGTAATTGTTTTAGTTATAAATATACAGAAAATAAAAAAGAGGTTATTACACCTCTTCTTTTAATTCTAATTTTGTTTGTTTTCGTTCATCAATTAATGATTGAACTCTTTTCCTTGCAATTTCTGTATAATCCGGAGATAACTCAATTCCAATCCATCGTCTATCTAATAACTCAGCCGCAAAAGCTGAAGTCCCACTTCCCATAAAAGGGTCAAGAACAATATCATTTTTATAAGACAATATCTTAATCGCCTTTGATGGAATGTCCATTGAGAATGTGGCTTTAGTTAATGACCTAGTATCCGCAAAATATTCCCATCTACCAAACACCAAATTCATAAATTCTTTTTTATCTTCGTCCTGATAAATCATTTTGTTTTTAACCTTACCATCTTCAGTAGTAACCTCAGTTGATATTCCCATCCATTGTGAAACTCCTTTAGTTAATTTTTTACTACTTTTCTTATAAGCCAATATGATACACTCTTTAGGATTATAGATATAAGGTGCTGACGCACTCATCCAAGAACCCCAAGCCGTTTGTCGAACTCTATGTGGACTATCTTCCGTAAGGTCGACTAACCCACTAAATTTAAACCCAACTTCTTTCATTAACATCCAAAACTCGGCAACGAATAATATTCTCCCACCTCTTTCTTGGACATTCAATTCATTTGGGACATTCACAGCAATTCGACCATCATCTTTTAATACTCGGAACGCCTCTCTCAACCAATCCTTTGACCACTCGTAATATTCCTCCATTGGTAAATCATCCTTATGAACATCATACGAAATGTTTACATTATATGGTGGTGATGTTACTAGTAAATCAATTGAACCTTCAGGAAATGTTTTCATTACCTCAATACAATCTCCATTAATTATCTTTCCTGTTTCTATCATTTTATTATTTTACGTGGTATTCCCACTCGTTTTCTTCATTTTTAATTGGTTCTAAACCTTGGTCTAAAAACACTGCGTTCTGTTCACCAGCATATAATCCTAATATATTATAATCGTAAAACTCTTCCGCTTCACCCATAGTCATTAAGTCTCTTTCTTGTAAGATGTTTAATATCTCTCGTTTTGAATATAATATCTTTCTTCCCGGAGAACCAAAGTCCTCAACAATACCAATAATTGCACTCTCTAAACCATCCAATAAAATCGCACCTTCCGCGTATTGGTCAATATCTACTGTTACTTTATACATCTACTTTATCTATTTTTATTGAAATGTTAATATATTTGGGTAATACCTTAGGTTTAACTTTAACATTTATAATGTCTTCGTCGTCTATTAATTCCTCTACTTTGAAATCATCAATTTCAAGTCCTATTATTGATTCAATATATTCTTTATTGATTTCCACTTTCTAATCTTTCAATTTTACGATTTAAATACCACAACGCTTTCTTCATATCCTGAAGTTCTTTATCGGTATCTTTCTTACCCGCTCTTGCAACATATTTAACAACGTTGAAGATGTAAGCGTCTTTATCAAGACCCCAAGCTTCACACACTTTTACAACCTCGTATGGGTTATCTTGTCCACCATAATGTTCCGGGTGGTTAACCATTTCTTTACTCATCTTTCTTAATATCTTGACATAATAGGTTAATGTCTACCGGTTTAACAACAAATCTAAATTTAACAATTAATAATTCACCATCACCATAATCACCCTCGATTTCC